GCTCGCCAGTATGTTATGGCAGCAGATGACACCACTTCAAATAACGCTGGCTTAATTCCAACCCGTCAGCTAACAGAGATTGTAAATCCTCTCTCAAATGCTGATCGTCCAACGATTGATGCAATTTCTCGCGGTGTCTTACCAGATGCTGGTATGACTTTCGAAATTCCAAAGCTAACAGTAGTTCCAACGGTTGCAGATGTTAATGAAGCTCAACCAATTGGTGAAACTGGAATGGAGAACAGCTTCATATCAGTTTCAGTCAATAAGTATGCTGGCGGCCAGACTTTTTCAGTAGAATTGCTAGACCGAAGCTCACCAGTATTCTTTGATGAGCTAGTGCGCCAAATGGAGTTTGCTTATGCAAAGGCCACCAATGCTTTCGTAATTGGCGAAGTTGCCAACAACGGAACTCTAAATGCAACAGCAACCACAGAAGATAAAGATGGCTTGCTAACTTTCGTATCAACTGCAGCAGCTGCAGTTTATAAAGCATCACTCGGCTTCGCTCGCAATTTAGTAGTAAGTCCTGAGCAATGGGGCAAGATTATGTCCTACAACGATGCTGGACGCCCTATCTATACTGCATCACAACCACAAAACGCTGGTGGCGTAGTATCGCCACAAAGCATTCGCGGAAATGTATTAGGTCTAGACCTTTATGTAGATCGCGCTTGTGGCGGAACTGGTGGAACTGGCCTTGGAGATTATTCAATGGCCGTAATCAATCCAGATGCTTACACTTGGTATGAATCCAGCCGTTTCCGTCTGCAAACCAATGTGGCTCTTAATGGCCAAATTGAGGTTGCTTACTACGGATATGGAGCACTTGCAACCAAGGTTGCCGCAGGTGCTAACTGGTTCAACAAGAGCTGATAAATCCCTAATAGTGACGGCCAGTCCGCTCCCGAGCTGGCCGCTCACCTAACTGCTTGAAAGGATGACGAAATGCCAACGATAGTTACAGCCACAGAGCTGAGGACAATTCTTGGCGTTTCGTCATCCCTATATAACGATGCTTATCTTAATGACATTTGTGACGCAGCTGAGAACCTAGTGCTTCCAATGTTAGTCAGTTATTCAGCCCCAATTGCCAAGGTCGAGCGCTCCGATGATGTAGTCGTATTTACTACACAGGGAGAGCACCCTTTTAGCGTAGGTCAGTCAGTAGTTATCACTGGCGTAAATAACACCTTCAACGGCACTCACACTATTACCGATGTTGGCCCAGACTTTTACTTTGAGTTTCCTAATTTTACTAACCCAGCCAACTTTAATATTGGCAATCTAAACCTAGAATTTACAATCGCATTAGTCGGCGCAGATGTAATTGAATTCAATGTAATCCCTGCTGGCAAGGCAACCCTTACTGGCGCTTCAACCTATGTTGCTAATCCCAATGTAGAGGCAGCAGTTCTAACCATTTCAGTAGAAATTTTCCAAGCAAGAACCGCAGCTGGTGGATCAATAGAAGGCGTAGATTTTGCCGTTACCCCTTACCGCCTATCTAAGAATTTACTTGCCAAGGTAACTGGCTTACTTGGGCCTTATCTTGATGTAGAGACGATGGTTGGTTAATGCCATCAACAATTGCCACAGATGTTAGAGGCGCTATAAAGACTGCGCTTGCTGGCGTAGCTGCAAATATTTATGACTCAGTGCCTGAAGCACCAATTGTCCCTGCAATTATTGTCATCCCAGACTCGCCCTATATGGAGCTTGAAGTCTTAGGCAAAGCTACAACTAGAGTTAAATTAAATTACACCATTACGGCTTGCGTTGCGTATTTCAGCAACGCCGCTGCTTTAGATAACTTGGAGCAAATGGTCATTAGTATTCTTGGAGCACTAAATGCTTCCAAGTATGAGTTATCGACAGTCGAAAGACCATCCGTAACTGAAGTAGGAACTACTACCCTGCTAGTTTCAGATATCCGCTTGAGCGTCCGCTACGAGCAAACCGCATAGGAGACCTAAATGCCAACAACAGTAATAACTGGGCGCGATGTTAGTTTTACCATTGGTGGTAACAACTTCGATGCTCAAACTACTTCTGCAGTTTTAAGCTGCGAAACAATTATCGAGACTTATCAAACCCTTGATGGTCGCGCTTATAAGTCCGTAGATAAGCAATGGACTTTTACACTTGAACTATTGCAGGATTGGGGAGCGACTGGCTCTCTATTTGAAATTATTTGGGGCGTAGCAGAATCAGCGCCTAATACTGCAATCTCAACAGTATTTACAGCCGCATCTGGCGCAACTTTTACATTCCAAGTTCTGCCAATATTTCCAACAGCAGGAGGCGCAGCACCAGGAGCGCTAACTGACACTTGGACAATGACAGTAATTGGACAACCAGCAGAAAGCTTTACCTAAAAGATCGGAGCATCGGGAGCTATGAAAATTTCAATCACAATTAAATACAGCTCAGGCGAATCAGCTACTTACCAAGCTGGCTTACCAGAGTGGGCTAAGTGGGAACGCAAAACAGGTAAGTCGATTTATTCAATGAAGGATATTTCGGCCTATCAGCAAGCGGACTTCTTAGATCTTGCTTACTTTGCGTATAAGCGCGAAGCAGCAGGAAAACCAACCAAGTCCCAAGAGATTTGGGAGCTGACAGTTGAGGAAATGACGATTGGAGATGAAAGCCCAAAAGTTACGAGCCCGGAAGCATCAACCGACTAATCATCGAGATTGCTATCGCAACTGGGATTCCAATGCCTTACTGGACAGATATCGACCAAGTAATGACGGCAATAGATATATTAAAGGAGCGTAGCGGTGGCAGATGAGTTACCAATCAGCTATGACAAGCGCGAGCTCCGCTCAATCATTACCGCATTTAAAGCGATGGATGACGAAGCCGTTAGCCAAGCTAAACGAGAATCTAGCGCGCTGGCTACTTATGCAGCAAACGAAATCAAAGCCTATGCACTCACAAGGACTTTTGGTCAAGAAGCAGTTAGAAGAATTGCAACAGGCGTTAAAGTCTCGGCCAGTTCCAAAATCGGAGAGTTCTCTTACGGCTTTGCAAGTCAGCGCTTTTCTGGTGGCGGTAGCACACAAAAACTCTGGGCGGGTTATGAATTTGGAAGTAATCGCTTGCGTCAGTTCCCCAGAAGAACACCCAGCAAAGGTCGCGGAAACGCTGGCTACTTTATCTACCCAACCCTTCGTAAGATTCAGCCTGAATTGATTAAAAAATGGCAAGAAGCATTTTCCAAGATATTGAAAGAGTGGGATAAGTAATGGCTGGCAGTAGAACACTCAAGCTTTCGATTCTTGCTGATGTTGCTGACCTCAAAAAAAATCTTGATACTGGCTCTAAAGAGGTTGAAGGCTTTGGCGGTAAGTTAGAGAAATTTGGCAAGGTTGCAGCAGCAGCCTTTGCAGCAGCAGCTGCAGCAGCAGCGGCCTATGCAGTCAAGCTAGCCGTTGATGGCGTCAAGGCAGCAATTGAAGATGAGGCCGCTCAGCTTCGTTTAGCCAACGCTCTTAAGAATGTTACAGGCGCAACAAATAATCAAATAGCGTCTATTGAGAAACAAATATTAAAGACTTCTTTGGCTACTGGTGTTGCTGATGATCAACTTAGACCAGCACTTCAAAGATTGGCAATAGCTACTGGTGATGTTGATGAATCGCAAAAATTATTAAACCTTGCTTTAGATATTTCAGCCGCTACTGGTAAAGGAGTAGAGGCGGTATCAAATGCCTTAGGTAAAGCGTATGAAGGCAATACAGGGGCTTTGGGGAGACTAGGTGTTGGATTATCAGCTGCTGAAATAAAGACGCTGGGACTTGAAGGCACAATGCAAGAATTGGCTAACACCTTTGGTGGCGCAGCGACAGTTCAAGCTAATACTTTTGAAGGCCAAATCCAAAGACTCAAAGTGGGCTTTGATGAAGCCAAAGAATCGGTGGGAGCAGCCTTACTGCCTACCCTTAAAACTCTTTTAGATTATTTTATAAACACAGTTATTCCTAAATTTATAGAATTTAAAGATAGGGCCTTAAAGCCAGTTACCGATGCAATTGCTAGAAATAAAGATTCATTAACTATTCTTTATAACTTTATTAAAGACTTTGTAGTTCCAATATTACTTAACAATTTGGGATCAGCACTAGGATTTATTGGCAAGGTTGCAGGTGGGATTCTTGATGTCATTGGCGCAGTAGTCAATGGAATTAAGAGCGCAGTCAATTTTGCTATTGATGCTATTAATGCTCTTATTCGCGCTTATAACGCCATTCCTATTTTGCCAAATGTTTCGACTATTTCCAAGCCTTCTTTTTCAACGCCAAGCACTCCAAGTAGTTCAGGACTTCCAAAAATTGCTAGCGCTCCAAGTAGCCCAAGCATCCCAACAGCTCCTAAGCCATCTACTACTCCAAGCGCTCCCTCAAGTTCAGCATCAGCTCCTAGCACTCCATCAATACTAGTTCCAAGCGGTAACGCCATACCTTCTAATTTTGATGTAGCAGCAGCTAGACGAGGCGAAGAACGCGGAAATGTTATTGTCAATGTCAATGCTCCATCAGCCATTGATGAAGAAGGATTTACTAGAGCGGTTATCTTGGCTTTGAATCAGACTCAAGCCAGAACAGGTGGCGGGGGTAGCCAACTAGTCTTATGAGTATCTGGAATCCTGTCTATCGCGTTAAGGTAAATGGATCAACAGTTACTGGCGCAACACTTAGTGGCTTAACTATTACCTCTGGTCGCACAGATATTTACTCTCAGCCAATTGCTGGATATTGCAACCTGACACTTATTGAGACTGCTGAAGCATCCGTCCCCTTTGAGATTAACGATGCAGTAACTATTGAAGTCCAAGATTCAAGCGCTACTTTCGTAAATCTATTTGGCGGGTTTATCACAGATTTAGGCATTACAGTTCAAAATTCTGGCTCAACTGCAATTAGCCAGCAAATAAAAATAGTAGCGGTAGGAGCTTTAGCCAGATTAAGCCGCGCAGTATATGTAGGCAATTTTCCCCATCAATTTGATGGTGACCGAATTCTTGAATTGCTTAGCACAGTTTTATTCGACCAATGGAATGAAGTTCCAGCTGCGGAAACTTGGGCAGGATATGACCCACTTGTTCAATGGCAGGATGCAGAAAATTCCGGACTTGGAGAAATTGATACCCCTGGAGATTATGAGTTACACTCTGAAAGCAATCTTAATGACACAGTTTATAACCTAGCCTCTCGCTTTGCGACTAGCGGACTTGGCTACTTATACGAAGATGCTCAAGGCCGTATCGGATATGCAGACTCGACCCACAGGGCTCAATATCTGGCAATTAACGGCTATGTTGATTTGGATGGCAATGATGCAATTGGCCCAGCGCTATCAATTCTAAAAAGAGCTGGAGATGTAAGAAATTCAATAACCATTGCTTATGGCTCTGCTGGCAACCAAAGCATTACAGATAGCGACCCTGACTCAATTAGCCTGTATGGGCAATTAGCAACGACTATAGCGACCACTCTTAGGAATCAGAATGACGCTGAGGATCAAGCTGAGTTCTATTTAGAAATCCGCGCATATCCTCAATTTGCCCTTAGGCAGATAACCTTCCCAGTAGCTAGCCCTGAGATACCTAATGCCGAGCGGGATGACCTGCTAAATGTATTTATGGGCCAACCGCTTAATATCATCAACCTGCCAGCCAATATGGTAAATGGAGAATTCCAAGGATTTGTCGAAGGATGGACTTGGACAGCCAGCCTTAATCAGCTTAACCTAACTCTCAATGTCTCGCCTATCGCTTTTAGCCTTCAGGCGTTTAGATGGAACTCAGTCCCAGCGACTGAGTATTGGAATACAATCAGCCCAACTTTGGACTGGCTAAACGCTACAATAGTGGCCTAAGGAGAATAAATGCCAACGACAACAAACTTTGGCTGGACAACCCCAGCCGATACAGATTTAGTTAAAGATGGAGCAGCTGCCATCAGAACCCTAGCTAATGGGGTTGATACCTCATTTCTTGATTTAAAGGGTGGGACTAGCGGTCAGATACTTGCGAAGAATTCAAATACGGATTTAGATTTTGTATGGGTTGCTAATGATGTAGGGGATATAACGGCAGTTAATACAAACTCTCCTTTAACGGGTGGTGGCACAAGTGGCGCTTTAACCCTTTCTTATGATTATGCCGCTGGATCAAAAGTAACTCTTAATGCACAAACTGCGACCTATACAGTAGTTCTTGCAGATGCAGACCAAAAGCTGGTCACAATGTCTGTTGGCTCTGCTAACGATTTTCAAATCCCAACCAATGCCAATGTTGCTTTTCCAACTGGCACAGTAATCAATGTTATTCAAATCGGAGCAGGTCAGACAACTATCAAGGCTGTCACTTCAGGCACCACCACAATCTCATCAACTGGAGCAACTGCCACAGCTCCTAAGTTAAGAGCGCAGTTCTCAGCCGCTTCTTGCATCAAGGTCGCAACCGACACTTGGTATGTCGTAGGAGATATTGCTTAATGAATATTCTCGGGATTATTGCCAGCGCAATTAGTGGTAATTTAATAAAAACAGATATAGCTGTTGCCACTAGCACTACACCATTTGTAAGCGCTTATCCTTGGTCAGCAGGTTTTGGAACGAAATATGCTGACCCTGCCACCTTGCCTGCTGGTAATAGTAGAGGTGTTGCCTTTTCAACTGCAAATGATGCAATAGCAGTAGCTCACGCAACTACACCATTTGTAACCGCCTATCCTTGGTCTGCTGGGTTTGGAACAAAGTATGCCAATCCTGCGACTCTGCCTGGTGGTAATGGTAAAATTGTTTCTTTTACAACCGCAGATAATGCAATAGGAATAGCTCACACTACTTCTCCATATATAACCACTTATCCTTGGTCTGCTGGGTTTGGAACGAAATATGCTAACCCTGCGACTCTGCCTGCTGGTAATGGTGAAGGTATGGCTTTTACAACTGCGGATAATGCAATAGCAGTTGCTCACGATGTTAGCCCACGGATCAGCGTTTATCCTTGGTCTGCTGGCTTTGGAACCAAATATGCTGACCCTGCAACTTTGCCTACTGATGCTGGCGTTAATGTTGCTTTTACAACTTCAGATAATGCTATAGCAGTTGCTCACATTTCTTCACCATTTGTAACTGCCTATCCTTGGTCGGCTGGATTTGGCACAAAGTATGCCAACCCCGCCACCTTGCCTGCTGGTAATGGGCTCGGTGTTGCTTTTACAAATTCGAATAATGCAATAGCAGTTGCTCACGAAGTTAGCCCATTCATCACCGCCTATCCTTGGTCTGCTGGGTTTGGAACAAAGTATGCCAACCCCGCCACCTTGCCTGCTGGTATTGGCTGGAGCGTTGCTTTTACGACAGCAGATGACACTATTGCGGTTGCTCACAACACTACGCCATTTATCAGCACCTATCCTTGGTCTGCTGGCTTTGGAACCAAATATGCTGACCCTGCCACCTTGCCTACTCTTAATGGTCAGGGTGTTTCTTTTACAAACTAAACTATCTCTAAAAGGAGAAAAAAATGACCGAAGAAATACAGGTAACACCATTAGAGGCAAGAATTGCTGAAGTGGCACAATATGAGGCAAATATTGCTTTATATCAAACTATTTTAGAAACTCTACCTACAGAGTGGCCAGAGAGATTAATACAGCACAGAAGCGCAAAGAATCAACACGATGCTCTTGTTAATGTCAATAGCGATGATGTTGAACTACTAGCAAAACTTTGGTATGCCGATGAATGTGCCAAGGCTGTTAAGACAGAAACCTTAGAATTGACTAAAGCAAGAGCAATTCTTAATGTCTTACAGGCTTAGCACAATCCTTCAAGATAATGCCTAAATTATGCGCAGCAGGAATTCAGCTAAGGAATCAGATTGATGACGATTATCCTGATAGGGATCGCAAGTCTGATGGCTGGGTGGCTGATGCTCGGCATCTTGCAAAGGGCAGTTCTGACCATATACCAGACGCAAGAGGAATCGTCAGAGCTTTAGACATTGATGCAGATTTGAACGCCCACAAAGAAGAGGCTTACGCGCTAGTTGAGAAGATTCGTAAATGCGCCAAGAAGGGCGACAAGCGAATCAAATACATAATCTACGATGGAAAGATTATGAGCCCAATTCTGGGCTGGAAGCGCCGTAAATACTCAGGCGCTAATCCTCATCGTAGTCACTTCCATATATCATTTACTAGCTTGGGAGACACAGATGGCAAATGGTTTAACCTCGAAGGAGAATCTAATGAGCGACCTAAAGAAGATGGCCGAAAGCTGGGCAAAGACATTCCTAGCGACAGCCCTAGCGACCTATCTAGCGGTCGGCCTAGATGTCAATGCAATTGCAAATGCAGCTCTGGTATCAGTCTTGCCTAGCATAATCAACTGGCTTAATCCAAATTATGAGCGTTACGGCAAAGTCCGTTAATGCCTGCGACTGAGTTGGCCACCTTAGTAGCCTCAGTCCTAGGATCAATAGCCTTACTAATTGCTGGCCTTCGATACATAATTAAATTGGAGAATATTCCAATAGTGTCGCGCCTTGATAAAATGGAGTCTCAGCTAGAATTGGCGCTAGCGAAGGGAGTCAGAAATGGCAACGCGAAAGCGCGTAAGTAAGAAGCCAGTCAAGCGTCCTAAGAGACGCAGAACTACTAAAGAAACGCCTCTAACAAAACTTGATTTCTGGGCTATTGCAGCCAATGAAGTTTATAAAGCTTGTCGCAGAGCTGGGATGGATGAAGGCACTTCGCTGGCTTTCGCTATGGATCGTAGCTCTTATCCTGATTGGATAGTGCCAGCCGATGACCCAATAAAGAAAATTGGTTGGGAAGATGGCGAGGAAGATAACTAATCTACTTTAGAGAGGTTGAGCTCTTTGAGGCTCTCAAGTCGCTTTATCCAGACTTGACGCCTTTATCGGCAACCGATAGAGCAGATGGCATTACCCATAACTCTTACCTCGAGCTTAAATGCCGTAGGACTCATTACGACACTTTGCTAATTGAGAAGAAGAAGTGGGATTATCTGGCCGATATAAGGGCTAGAACAGGCGCTAAGACTTTTTACATTAACTCCACACCTAGAGGGGTCTATCAGTGGGACTTAGGGGCTGTAATCGAGCCTGAGTGGGCTCTAAAGCGCCTTCCTATAACGACCGACTTCGCCAACAAAGCGACTAACGAAAGACTGGCTGGCTTATTAGATATTCGCCACGCCGAGCTCTTACTTGTCTAAATAGATTTGAGCAAATACATTTAGCCCGTAAATCCATTTAAGGATTACAGAACGGGAGCAAAATGATAAATAAAGTAACTCTTATTCGATTTGATTCGCAAGCAGGGGCTTGGACTGATGAGACAAATTGGGTTAAGGGATCAATAATAAGACGATTCGCTAAAGAGCGGATGGGTAAGAAGCAGCTTAGAGGCCGTTTATCAAAGGCTGAAATATCTGCATATTGGCTTGATAAATATGGGGTGAGTGCAGATGTTTCCTAATTTATCTGATACGCAAGTCTTTGCAATAACAATTGGGGTTCCATTTTTCGGCCTTTACTTATGGGCTCTTTGGAGTTCAGCCAAAGCTAAAGCCTTTAATGAAGGATATAAGAGAGGGAGAGCAAGTGTCCGATACACAGAAATCATTAAATGAATGGCTCGAAA